CTTGGCGATCTGGGTCATGCCTCGAGCCTTGGCGACGTTGCCGAGTGCGGCCTGCATGAGTGCGGGGTCGTCGTATTCGGCTATGGCGTTGAGGTAGGCGATGATGTCCTGTTCGTTTTCGAGGTATTCGCTGGTGTCGTAGTCGGTGATTTCGGTGCTCATTGCTGCTCCTTGTAGTCGTCGAGTATGGCGTGGGCTTGTTTGATGTCGGTCTGCTGGGTGCTTTTGTCGCCGCCTGCGAGCAGCAGCATGAGCACGTTGCCGCGCGTGGTGAAGTAGACGCGGTATCCGGCTCCGATGTGGAACCGCATCTCGCTGACCGGGCCTCCCACGGGTTTGATGTCGCCGAACGGCCTGCCGGCGAGCTTGCAGGCGTCGAGCCGGGCTTGGATGGCGGCTTTCGCCTCGCGGTTCCTGAGTTTCTTGAACCACTTGCGGTATTCGGCGGTTTGCTTGATTTCCATACCCTTATTGTATCTCACAGGCTACACTATGTCAAGCCGGGCGGCCGCTGGAACCCATCGCCAACGCCAGAATCTCCCGTATGTTGAACTCCCAGTAGCCGTCATCGACCGGCTTGCTGCTGGGCAGCTTGCCGCGGTTGAGCCAGTTGCTGATCTGCTTGCGGCTGACCTCGTATCCGTAGTTGTCCTTGAGCCACTGGCTCATGCCCGCAGGGGTCTTGGTCAGGTGGATTGCCTCGGCCTTGTCTCGGCTCTGCTCGCGCAGCTCGACCACGTTGATTGGGTTGCCGCATTTGCATAGCAGCAGTGATTCGCCTTTCGCGGCCATGACCTCGCGTCCGCATTCGGGGCAGACGCCGATTATCCGGCGCGTGCGTGGCCTGCGGTCCACGAGCGGTTCGATGCGCTCGCAGGTGTGGATGAGCCATGTCAGCCAATGTCCCGAACGGCTGGCGCGGCATAGGTCGGGCAGTCGTCGTGGCGAGTCCCTGAGCAGGGTCTGCCATCTCGGACGGCTTTCCACGCCGGTCTCGTTCCACATGTCCTGCAGGCCGTCCTCGGTCTGGTCGAGCATGTCCTGCGCGTGGAGGTTGATGGGCGCGGGCGCCGCGCCTCCTTGCGGTTTGCCGCCCGCTCCGGGTTCTCCGAGCTTGTAGGCGTGACGGGACACCTGTTGCAGGAGCATCATGTCGCGGCGGAGCCGGTGGAGCGTTTTCGCGTAGACGCGGCGGCAGTCCCGGCAGAGCGTCCATGGTGCCTCGACCTGTCGGCTGCCGCAGTATTGGCATGGTTCGGTGGTGATGAACATTGTTTGAAACCCTCCACGTTCCGGCTATCATGGTGCTTGGTGAGCGTGCCCTTCATCTTTTCGGTGGAGGGTTTCGTTTTTTTACGCTGAATTCAGTGTTTTTGCGCTGAATTCAGAGCAATGGTTCGATGAATTCGGGCGTGAAATCGTCCTTGTGGGGTGCGGGCGTTTCAGGATGGGCGATGATGTACAGCACCTCATCCAATGGCACGCCGAGCAGTTTCGCCGTGTATTCGGGCGTGGCCGCTTTGCTCCGATGCCATTTGAGTATTTCCTCGCGTTTGAGACTGCTTACGCTCATGATTCCTCCTTGAGCGTGGCGACATATGCGATGGCCTTGCGTTCACGCTTCGCATACTTTTCGCACTTGCGCTTGAGACGTTTGAGGCTCATGGCGTACAGGAAGTCTCTGAAGTTGCCGTCTTCGCAGATTTTGGCTTGATAACGGCCGCAGGTGCCTTCCGCGCCGATATGCGCGACCAAATGGTCTGTAAGCTGAATCTCGTTCATGCGTTCTCCTTTCGATATGGGTTTGGCGTGTATTCGGTCGATTCCTCGCCGGGCATGGGGTTCATGTTCTTGAGGGCTTGGATATATCCGTCCTCCCATGCCTGTTCGGCTATCTGCCGGTCGTGTTCGTCTATGGCGGGTTTGAAAGCCGCCAGCAACAGGTCTTCGCTGTACAACTCGCCTTGTTCCCAGACGGAATCGCAAGCCATGCGCAGCAGTTCCCTGAAATCCTCGGGAATAAAGTCTGGATGAATTGTTTCGTCGTGTCCGCTCATTGTCCGCCTCCCATTTCCTTCTCTCGCGCCATGATCTCCACGTCGTCGGCGAGCATCCTCAGCACGCCGGCGAGCGTGCCATACGATTCGGCGGTCGGATACACCGTCTTGCTGACATACACGTCCCACCTGTCGGAACCTTGATGATTGTCGGCCTTG